GATTTATTACTCCTAAACAGAATTATATTGTTAAAGAATTATCAAAAGTAGACACTTTTGGGTTACCGGGATGGCAAACAGATGAACTTACTGAAGGTCTTGGAAGAGATTGGGACGCTCAAAATCCAATAGCTAATAAAGCTGCTGCTGATAAAGAAGCTGCTGAATTAGACCTACCTACATCTACTCCTATTGGTCAAGCAATTGGAAGTATAGATTTTGATATGGGGTCAAAAGTAAATAAAGATGGAAGTATAGAATATAACGATGAGGGTCAAGATCAGCTTGGTGGATGGGATGGAGGCTCTGGTGCTGGTGCATCTGGTGTTCAAGGTGCTGGTAGTTATGATTATGGTGGACAAGATGATCAAGGCTACGGAGATGGCGATGGTGGATACGATGGTGCAAGTGATGATGCAGGAGCAGGAGATAGTTATGGTGATGATTGGTAATAATACTAAGTTTATTAAACAAATAGAAAGTAGAATACAATGGCAATAGAACCACAACAAATGCAAGAGGGTTTCGCAGCACCTGCACCAATGGAGAGTGCAGACGCAGACGTAGGTATGATCAATCAAGAAGAAGCTATGCCGCCACAAGAGGGTGGAGAGATGTCTGTAGCAGATGATATACCACAGACTGCAGACGAGGGTGATTACATTCTACCCTACGAGACTGTTCTATTACATGGCCTCAATCAACTAAACCGCTACGCTAAAGAAGCCATTGATCTAGCTATGGAGAATAAGGTTGATCTTTCAGGAACACAAATAGATCCTACAGATGATGTGCCTATTAGAATCAGCAACTATGAGTATCGTATACCTAAAGGACTAGTGCCTTTCTTTGGTGGTGGTAAGAAATATCTAGATAAACTACAAAAAGAAGGTCTAGAGTTACGTAAGCAATTAGAGAAAGAAGGTCAAGAACCTGCAGCTTCTCAACAAGAAACAGAAGCACCTATTACTGATGCAATGCAAGAAGGTTTTGCACAGGAAGCACCAGCTATGCCGCCAGAGCCTATGCCACAAGAGGCTATGCCGCCTGAAGCTATGCCACAAGAGGCTATGCCGCCACAGAGTATGCCACAAGCAGCTATGCCGCCACAAGGCGCTCCTGCAATGCCTATGATGGAAAAAGGTGGTTTTGTAATCTCTAAGGACAAAGACGCAGAAATACTAGAACAAGACAAATCTGATGCTACAAACGAACAGAGGCGTACTATGGCACAACAACCTGCTATGGTAACACCTAACGGTCAAACAGTTAAGCAGGGCTTCTCTGCACCTTCAGGATACGCACACGGTGGAGAAATACATGAAGGATTAGGCTTTGATGCAAAGGACATAACTCCAAAGAACGTATCTCAGATGAGACAAAATGCTCAAGACGCTCTTAACGTGTTATCGGGTTACGAAAAGTCCTTTCTGACCAAACAACGTACAGATGAGAAGCTAGTATGATTTCTGATGTGTTTATAGAGTATCTCAAGAAAGTTGAGAATGGCGGTAAGACAGGCTGGAACAATGATGATGAACTTTGGTACTCTCATGCTTCTCCTGAAGGCGGTAATGACACAATAGGCTACGGACATAAGCTACTAAACTCTGAACTAGAGCAAGCCGCTAAAGGTTTAACAGATATAGAGATTGATGATCTACTAGTAGAAGATATACATATTGCTAGTGACTCAGCCTCTACTGTACTATCACAACACTTCAATGCATCCTTTGATGATCTCTGTGTAAACAGTCAAGAAATGATAATAGACTTTGCGTACAACTTAGGTGGTAACGGTTTACGTAAGTTTCCTAAGTTTGTTAACGCAGTAATAGATGACAACACAGAAGTCATGTCACAAGAATATAAAAGATATTACACATCAGGTAACGGTGTGAAAAAAGAATTAGAGCAACGTAATAAGGAATTCCAAACGTTGTTTCTAGCGTAGACGGCTACCTGTGTAATCTTTACATGGCCCCGTCATTAATAAACCTACCGAGGCAACCTGTACACAACAACGTACAGCCCCATTAGAAGGAGAGGTAAACTATGGTTGATAACAATTTAAATGAGGAAGAACAAACTCAAGAAGAACTAGAGCCTACCCCGTATCAGAATTCATACAGGCGTAATCTAGAAGAACCAACTTTTAACGAAGAAGAAGAGCAAGAATTTGATGACCCCTTAGAGGCTACTCGTCAACAGTTAGCTCAACATGAAGGTTTGGCTTCTAGTAAAAAGAATGGAGAACAAACTCACGACTTTAAAAAGCGTTATGATGATTTAAAACGTCACTATGACACTAAGTTAAACGAATGGAAACAAGAAAAAGAACTTATTAATGCTAAGATATCCGTAGAGGCAAAAAAACAATCTATTAGAGAGTTGCCCAAGACTGAAGAAGAGTTGCATGAGTTCAAAGAAAAGTATCCTGATGTTTACGATGTCGTTGAAACAATCTCTACTCTTCAAGCTAATGAACGTGTTAAAGAAATAGAAGAAAAACTTTCGGACTTGCGACTTAAAGAACAAGAAGCAGTAGTACAAACTGCCGGAAAGCAACTCCTTAATATTCATCCTGACTTTGACGTTCTAAAAGAAAGTGACGTATTTCTTTCTTGGCTTGATGAACAACCGTCTAATATGGCTGATGGCATCTATAAAAATAATACAGATGTTAAATGGGCCGCTAGAGTTATTGATTTGTTTAAGGCTGATAATAACATTAAAACGCCTAAATCTCACAATAAATTCAAGTCACCAAAACGATCACAATCTAGTCCTTCAAATTCTGCAGCGCAAGCTGTTACAAGAACAAACTCAAAACGTTCTTTAGATGACTTTCAGAATGACAAAAAGATTTGGTCAGTACAGGAAATATCCAAGCTTAAATCTCATGAGTATGAAAAAGTCGAAAAAGAAATCGACAGAGCTTTAAAAGAGGGTCGAGTTATGGATTCTGTAGACTAACAAAGAAATAGTTTATGATATAAAAGGAGTTTATCATGGCATTTACTACAGCCGCAGGGTACGGAAATTTACCAACAGGTAATTTTGTACCCGTTATTTACTCCCAGAAAGTTCTCAAATTCTTTCGTCGTGCATCGGTAGCGGAAGCTATCACTAATACCGACTACGCTGGAGAAATTGAAAACTTTGGGGATACCGTTAACATCATCAAAGAACCTACCATTTCGGTCAACGCTTATCAGCGTGGCAGTACCGTTAATACTGAAGCATTGGCAGATGACCAAATTCAGTTGGTAGTAGATCAAGGCAACTACTTTGCCTTTAAGGTCGATGATATCGAAGAACGTCATAGCCACTTAAACTTTGAGGCTCTTGCTACCTCTTCAGGTGCATACCAATTAAAGAAAGCCTATGACTACAACGTTCTAAAAGCTATCTATGATGGCTCTGCTGCTTCAACAGGTACACTAGGTACTCAGGGAACTTCTGCCAATACTGGTGATGAAGTTGCTGATCTAGTGGCTCAAGCTGCCGCTGAATTAGATAAGAACGATGTACCAGAAGAAAACCGTTATTTAGTTGCTGCTCCACAGTTCTATCAAGTTCTGCGTAGTGCTGCCTCTAAAATTATGGACATGTCCATTACAGGTGGATCACAATCTCCACTTCTAAACGGTAAAGTAACTGAACAGAAGCTACATGGTTTTAGCATGTATCAATCCAATGCTATTGGTGTAGGAACTACTGGTTCTGCTGCAACAAGTGTTTTTGGTAGTTCTGGTACTTCTGGACAAACGCTTATAATCTACGGTCATATGTCTGCTGCTGTTACAGCATCACATATTGCTAAGACAGAAGTTATTCGTGATCCTAATAGTTTTGCTGACATTGTACGTGGTCTACACGTATTTGGACGTAAAGTTATTCGTGGTTCGGGTGATGGATACAAAGGTGTATTTAACGGTCTTATGGACCTAGATAGTTAAAGGAGGAACTGAATAATGACTACTTATAATCGTACTACAACAGGTGGTGGCACTATTGGACATCCTTCCAATGCTGCTGTTCCATATGTTATGACTTCTCCTGTGTGGGATACCGTTGATGGTGGTGGTGTTGGAGGTGACATCATTCAATTGATTGACGTTCCTGCAGATACCATGATTGTTTCGGGCTGTCTAGAAGTTCTAGAAGTTCGTGGTAATGGTCAAGTCACAATGGATATTGGCTTTACTGGTGGAGATATTGACTGTTTTCTTGACGGTTCTCCATTAGCCGCTGGTTTTTCTCCGTTTTTAGAAGCTGCTATAGGTGTATCGGGCGCTAATGCTCGTATTCTTACTGCTGCAGATACTATTGATGCTCTCGTTCTTGACGGTGGCTCAACAGGAGAAACGGCTCTACGTTTTCGTATACATGTTGTGTTAGTGGATATTTCTACTAATCCTGTTGAATCAGCAACTGTATCTACGGGTACGTAACATTACAACAGTTTTGTAGGGTTCTGTGTAAAAACCCTACACTTTCTTTGATATGATTTGATATTGTAATGAAAAAAAGGAAATATAATCATGCGTTTTTTTAAGATACTAAGTGAAGATGATATTAAGATATGTTCTAAAAGTATTAAACAACATAACTTTAAAGACGGCAAACAAACACAACCAGAAGAAGGAATGAAACGTAATACAGAAGCTACTAACATTCCTGATGACGTTAGAAAGATAGTCACTAACAGACTATACGACACCTACTACATGGATAGTGTTTATTGTCCTACCAGAGTGTCCGTTAACTTCTACAATCAATACAAGAAAGATGATTACTACGACCTACACATAGATGAATTTAAAGCACAACCTAAGTCTAACAATGTTTTCTTTGATTATGGTTTTAGTATAAATCTAGAAGATGACTATGAAGGTGGAGAGTTTATACTACAGACTCCTGTAGGTCGAATAGCTAAAAAGTTAAAAGCAGGAGAGATGGCTATCTTTCCCATTATATACCCTCATGGTGTAGAAAAAATTACTGAGGGAGTACGAAAGAATATAGTAGGATGGATTTCCTCTAACATCTCCTACGAACAATCGTACATATTACACAATCTATTTGAAATAACCACCTATGTAGGTTCAACCAAAGATAAAAATATGTTTACTAAAGCCAACCTAATTCAGAATTATCTAAAGAAAGAATGGAGCAACTAACTTATGGCTACCCTCAATTTAACTACGCACTTTACCGTAGATATTCCTGATGATGATACACACACTATCACTGGAGGAAGTACTACGGCTACAGACTCTCTAACTATAACTCATTACTTTGATAAACGTTATTCTATTACTAATAGTACTCTTGTTGAAATATGGAATGATACGTTATTAACAGACTTTGACTTTATGTGGATAGAGTCAGATCAATCTGTTGAGTTACAACTCGTCTGTAATGAGGGTGGTACGTTAGCAGCATCTAACATAGAAAATGGTTTTTGTGTTAAGTTAATAGCTGGCGTACCGTTTGTACTAGGTAGTGATGACAGTCGTAACATGGGTGACATGGCTGGCACGTTTAATGAGAGTAATCATCAGACTGAGATTGATACGTGGGAGACTACGTGGTCGGCTGATACAATAGATCGTATAGAATGTTATAATACTTCAGGCAGTACTGCTAATGTACGTGTCTTTGCTGCAACCTAGATAACTAAAGGATACTTAAAATGACGGAAGAATTTAAAGAGTTACGAGATCAAAGAACTGTAAAAGGTAGTCCTTTTTATACAGGAAAAGATGATGTAGATGAGTTTAAAAAGCTTTCTAAAAAGAAAGGTAGTGTAGATCGTTTTAAAAAACTAGCTGAAAAAAAACCTAAAGTAACTTCTTTTAAAGAACTAAATGAAAAAAAAGGTGACGTAGATACTTTTAAAAAAGTAGCTGCAACAGCCACAGCAAAAGCAGCTTCTAAAAAGAGAGACTCTTATAAAGACATGCCTACTAAAACATATAAGATTAAAAGTGGAGACACTTTATCTCAAATTGCTAAAAGTAAAGGCACTACAGTAGCAGCGTTAATGGCTGCTAATCCTCAAATAAAGAATGCAGATAAGATACGTGCAGGTGCAACTATAAAGATGCCCTCCTCTACTGCATCACCTAAAAAGAAGAAAGATTCTGGTAAAAAGAAGAAAGATTCTGGCTCTTCTTGGGAACGTGTGACAGCTACTGTAAAAAGTTTAAAGAAACAAGACGGTGGCACAGTAGGTGCAGCCGACATGTCAGCCAAGAAGACATCCTCACCTAAAAAGAAACAGATGCCGCAATACTACATGGGTGGTGGCATGGCAAAGAAAGGTAAGATGTACTCTTACGGTGGTAGAGTAGCTAAATATAAGGATTAACAAAATGCGTCCTAGACTTAGAAAACCGGGAGAATCTATAAAAGACTATCGCGCTATGGTAAAAAGAATGGAGGATCGATTTGAAGGAAGACGTTCTACTCCTACGCCAAAACGTTCATCTTTAACTCCTGCTGAAAGAAACGCTTTTAACAAGTCACGTTCACAAAAAACTTCAACTCCTTCAAGAAATCCTACTCAAACAAAACCCTATATTGCTAGACCACCTAAAAAATCTTCAACTTCAAGCCTTGGAAAACTATTTAGTAAAGCAAAACCAGCTTCTACAAGCACACCAACTTCTCTCTTTGGAAGTGTAGCCCGTGGACCTAAAAAGTACAATCAAGCAGCTTATCTTTCTGGCTTAAATACTCCTTCTAACACTAAAAAACAAAGTATATACAAACCCTACGCTAAAGGTGGTGGTGTTCGTAAACCAAAGTACAAGGACTAACAATGGCAAATTATCTAGAACTTACTAATCGTGTACTAAACGAACTAAATGAAGTAGAGCTAACTGCTACTACTTTTGCCTCTGCTAGAGGTGTTCAGACGATGGTAAAGAATGTAGTCAATAAAGCTATTCATGATGTGTACAATGCAGAAGTAGAGTGGTCTTATTTATACAAGAGCTTTGAACAACAGCTTACTGCAGGTAAAAGATTATACGATTATCCTTCTGATTCTAGAAAGATTAACTTTAGCTCCTTCATGCTTACTCCTGTTGATCTTATTACTAACGGAAGCTTCTCTACTAATCTAAGTGATTGGACTACTGTGACAGGTAGTCCTTTTCACACTAAAGCTAGAGGTGATGGTGCAGCACGTTTAAATGCCTCAGAGATAACACAAGCTGTTAGCACAGTAGTCGGTAAGGACTATATAGTACGTACTCGTACCTTTGGTGGAGATATATCTATTAAGATAGGTACAACTTCTGGCGGTACAGAGATATCTTCTAACACATTAACTATTGACAACATAGGAGATGGAGAGTATAATACTACTAGATTTACCTCTACTGCTGCTACTATTTATATAGGATTTGCTAATACCGCTTCTGCTAACTACGACGTAGAAACAGTAGAGACTACTGAGAACTTTGCTCCTCAACGTTTAGCGTATCTTTCCTATACTGAATGGCTAGACTCACACAGTGAAGGTGATCTCAATACTACAAGCGCAAGTCAATTTAGCCTTCCTAGATATGTGTATCGCACACAAGATAACGCTTTCTACGGTTTCAGTCCTATACCTGACAAGAGTGCCTATACGGTAACTTTTGACTACTATAAAACACACACAGACCTTTCTGCTTACAATGATCTACCTACTCTTCCTAGTAGATTTCATGACATAGTAGTCAACAGGGGTAAATATTACGCTTATATGATGAGAGCTAATATGGCAGGAGCGCAACTATCAGAAAAAGATTATCTAGAAGGTATTAAACGTATGCGAGTAGAGCTACTTAATCATCAAAACTACTTTTATCCTTCAGGTATTACAGGAACTACGAAGAGGTTTGTAGGAGTGAACACCTAATATGGCTGATATAACAGCACCCGAATATATATCTCCGTATGTTGTTACCACTGCAGGAGGTTTAGTGCTAGACAGAGATGTCTACACAATGCCTGTAGGTGCAGCAACAATACTACAGAACTTTGAACCCTCTGTTAAAGGAGGTTATAGACGTTTAAGTGGTACAAGTAAATATTCTAGTACACAAGTGGGTGGAGCTACTTCTGTTATTTTAGGTGTAGCTATATTTAATAATAGTGTAGTAGTTGCTCAAAGTACGTCTGTCTATAAAGGCACTGGTAGTGCGTGGACTTCTATTGACTCTGGGCGTACCTCTGCAGGACGTTATCGCTTTGAAACATATAACTTTACTACTAACGAGGAGCGTCTTATCTTTGTTGATGGCGCTAATGCTGCTTCACTATATAATGGCACTACAGTAACTGACATTAAAGGTAATGCTACTAATGTTACAACTACTGGTTCTACTACAGGAGCTTCAACTTCTCTTACTGTAGGTAGTGCTGCTGGTATTGTAGCAGGAATGTACGTAACTGGTACTAATGTAGCTGGAGGCTCTACTGTCTCTAGTATTTCTAGTACTACTGTAATATTATCTACAGCAAGTAGTGGATCAGTAAGCGGTAATGTAGTATTTGATGGGTTAGGCACTGCACCTATTGATCCTAGTATGGTTGCAGCTTTTAAGAATCATATGTTTTTTTCAGGTATGAGTTCTAATCCTAACTCTTTACAGTTTTCTTCACTAGGTGACGAGAATGATTTTACAGCTTCTAACGGAGCAGGAATACTAAACGTAGACAGCACTATAGTTGCTTTAAAGTCTTTTCGTGACTCTTTAATAATATTCTGTGAAGATCGTATCTACAAGTTAACAGGTAACGCTTTAGCTGATTTTGTTATAGCTCCTGTATCTCGTAACGTTGGTTGCTCAGATGCTTTTAGTGTGCAGGAAATAGGTGGAGATGTTATCTTTCTAGCACCTGATGGTCTACGTACTATTGCAGGTACAGCACGTATTGGTGACGTAGAGTTAGGCACAGTTTCTAAACAGATACAGGATCGTATTAGTGATATAGGTTTTGAAAAGATATCCTCTGTTATTATTCGCAGTAAGAGTCAGTATCGTTTGTTTTATCCTAAAGATGGAGGCTCAGTCTCAGCCGCAAAAGGTATTATTGGTGTATTAAAAGCTAATCCTTCAGGACAAGTAGGTTGGGAATACAGTGACATTAGAGGTTTAAAACCTTCTTGTTGTGTTTCAGGTTTCATCTCAGGAGTAGAACAAGTAATACACGGTGGATATGATGGTTACATCTATCTACAAGAAACAGGTAATAGCTTTGACGGTACAGCAATGAAAGCTATTTATCGCTCTCCTGATCTGACTATGGGCGATGCAGGTATACGTAAAATTATGCAACGTATCAACGTAAACTATGATCCTGAAGGATCTGTTGATGTTAATCTATTTGTTAAGTACGACTTTGAGGATGCTGCTACACCTCAACCAACAGCATACAATCTTACTACAGCAGATACTGCAGCTATCTACGGAAGTAGTTTGTATGGTTCAGCAGTATATGACGCAGAAGGTATGCCTATCGTTAGACAATCTGTAGAGGGTAGTGGTTTTACCGTAGTAGTCAGACTAGAAGACACAAGTAGCAATGCACCTATAACACTTAAAGGTTTTGAATTAGAATTTACACCGGGAGCTAGAATGTAAAATGACAGGTTATGCAACAAGAGTAAGTACCTTTACTACAGGTGATACAATCGCAGCAGCGGATTCTAATGATGAATTTGACGCAGTAGTAACAGCTTTTGGTACAACAGGACACACACACGACGGTACAGCAGGTAACGGTGGTAATCTTGCTGCACTACGTAGTCATGCTATAACATTTGGTTTAGGTACTGCAGGAACTGACGTAGTAGTAACCTTTGACGGTGAAACAAATGATGGTGTTCTTACGTGGATGGAAGATGAAGACTACTTTAAGTTTACTGATGATATACTATTAAATACTACAGAAAAACTTCTTTTTAATGATACTGGTACTTACATACACTCTAACGCAGATGGTGACTTAGATGTAGTATCTGACGGTACTGCAGTAGACTCCATTAATCTAGAGTCTGCTGGTGGTATTACATTAGACGCAGGTACAGCAGCTAGTGGCATTATCTACGAAGACGATGGTACTGAAATGTTACGTGTACATAATAGTAGCAGTGACGTTATACTAGAATCTAAAGTATCTGATAAAGATATTATCTTTAAAGGTAATGATGGTGGTGCTGGAGTTACTTCATTAACACTAGATATGTCTGATGCTGGTCGTGTCGTAGCGGCTGGTAATATGACCGTTACAGGTGATCTAACTATTTCTGGTGATGATCTTGTTATGGCTACTAACACGGCAGGGCATCTATTAGTAGGTGATGGTACTAATTATAATCCTGTAGCTGTGTCAGGTGACGTTACGTTAGCATCTTCAGGTGCAATTACTATTGCTAATGGTGCAGTAGAAAATGCTATGTTAGCTGATGATGCAGTAGGTGCTGATGAGTTAGCTGCTAACGCAGTTGTAAATGCTAGTGTAGCTTCTGGTGCGGCTATAACTATAAATAAGACTGCTCTGGTAGCTGGTACTAATATTACTTTAGCTACTAACACTCTTAACGTAGATGATGCTTTTTTAATTAATAGTGGAGATGACACAACAAGCGGTGTTATTACCTCTGCTGGGTATACAGCTAATGTAGCTGCTGGTTCAGGTGACGTAGCTCTTAATTTACAATCAGGCGGTGCAACAAAGTTTGTTATTGGTATTGATGATAGCGATAGCGACATCTTTAAGATACACTCTGCTACTGCACTAGCAGACACAAGTGACTTTGAGATGACAGCAGCAGGTGTTGTGTCACTAGCTAGTACTTTAAATGTTGGAGGTGCATTAGTAGTAACAGGTGACTTTACAGTTAATGGAGACACTACTACCGTTAACACGGCTACTCTTTCAGTAGAAGACCCTTTGATTATTTTAGCTTCAGGTAATGGTGGTGCGGATACTGTCGATATAGGATTCTATGGTCTGTATGATACTTCAGGATCACAAGACTTATACGCAGGTCTATTTAGAGATGCTAATGACAGCGGTAAGTTTAAACTCTTTAAAGACTTACAAGCTGCTCCCGGCACTACAGTCAATACTAGTGGTACAGGATATGCTGTAGGTACACTAGTAGCTAACATTGAAGGTGGTTCAGTTACTGGAATTACTGATATTGTTGTAGCAGACGGTGGTACAGGAGTTTCTACTCTTACAGATGGCGGTGTACTTTTAGGATCAGGTACTGGTGCAATAACTGCTATGGCGGTTCTAACTGATGGACAAATGATAGTAGGAGATGGAACAGGTGATCCTGTAGCTGAGAGTGGTGCAACACTCCGTACTTCTATTGGTGTAGGTACAGGCGATAGTCCACAGGTAACAGGTATTGAGTTAGGACATGCTACTGATACGACTATAACTAGAGTTAGTGCGGGAGTTATTGCTGTTGAAGGAGCTAATGTTGTTACAGGAGCATCTCCTCAACTTACAGGTATAGAACTAGGCCATGCGACTGACTCTACTATAACAAGAGTATCTTCTGGACTACTTGCCGTAGAAGGGGTCAACCTTGCTTCTCAGACAGGAGCTAACGCAGCAAAACAAGTTATAGCTATAGCTTGTGGCGATGAGTCAACAGCGGCAGTAGTAGCAGATAATGTTGTTACTTTTCATATGCCCTACGCATTCACGCTTACAGAAGTTAAAATAGGGTTGACTATTGCTCCTGTAGGATCAACTTTTACCGTAGATGTTATGGAAGCCGGAACTACTGTGTTTGGCACTAAAGTAACTATAGACGCTTCTGAGTTAACTAGTGGGACAGCGGCTACAGCAATGGTAATAAATAATGCAGCTTGTGCTGATGATGCTAAAATGACTGTCAACGTCGATCAGATAGGGTCAAGTACGGCTGGTGCTGGATTAAAAGTGTACTTAATAGGATACGCAACATGAGTTTTATAATGCGGCCTATACGGTTCGCACCTACTGGTCATATCATCGAAGGCTCTGGGCTTCCTAATAGTAGCAGTTCGTACCTGAAGCAGACACCTTCAAGTGCTCCTACTAGTGCAAGAATATTCTCTGGAGAGATTATTTTTAAACATGTAGAAATTGGAGTTAGAGAATTCTTGATGCACCAAGCCGCTCCCTCCGGAAACGGTGAGACAGCAATGACTATGGAGATACAGGCTGACAACAAGTTTCGTATTGCTGTCCATGTTGTGGACAGCGGTACAATAATGCTGGAGCGTATCACCACACAGGTATTTCGTGACCCCGCGGCTTGGTATGCAATTAGATTTTCTGTAGACACAGGCCAAACTGATGATACATCTTGTGTTATCGCACTAAATGGTAGCACGATTGCTGCGTTTGATACAAAGACAAACCCTTCTTCGGCACAAAATCATGGTTTCTTAAATAATAATAAAGATGTTAATATTCTAGCTAATGATGGTGGCAGTCTATCCACGGGTGCTTATTGCGCTCGTTTCTTAATGCAAGACGGTATTGTCGGTGTAGCATCCGATACAGGTGAATTGACAGACGATGGCTTCTGGCAGATCAACGATGCTTCTGGGCTTACGTTTGGAAACAATGGATTTTTATTAGAAGGTAGCAATGGCTTATCTAATTACCCTATTGCTACGGCAGATATGACAGGAGCCTCTGCCCCAAGTGGGGATGTAACTTCATCCGCTGCAAATGGCGACGAACCTAATTGGCACGCATTTGATCAAAATGCTGCTACATATTGGGGAGCTGCTGATGTTAGTGGAGTTGCTACTCTAACTTATCACTTTGATACGTCAAAAACCATTGCGTCATATAGTATTCAAAACCGTTCTGGTGGAACTGATGGTCATCCCGAAAACTGGAAAATTCAAGGGTCGAATAACGGAAGCAGTTTTGATGATCTCCACACTGTAACTGGACAAGATTTTGGTACAAGTGCGATTAATTATTATACTTTTAATAATACAACGGCTTACACTTACTATCGTTTAAACATCACAGAGTCTCAG